AGCAATCCAACAAGGGAAACATCTCTTTAGGTTTAGTGAAAAAATGTTATCAGTACACGATATGACTGATGAATATTTAAGAAAGTTTAAAAAACTCCAAGAGGAATTAGAAGAATATCAGGATGATTTCTTTAATGATATTGATATCTCATCATTGTTTTCTAAATTAGATGACAGTCCAAAAAGTAAAAAAATTAAAAGTGTTTTTACTGATTCTGTTGGTCGAAGTTTAAAAATAATTGAAGAAGTTTATGATGAAATCACTAATGATTTAGATAGATTAATTAGAATGAACAATGATGTTATTTTACAACATGATAATGTCGTTGGAAGTACATCTGTTGTGATAAATGATGATAATGTAATTGATGGTGGTTACAGTCGAAAGATGCCGGTCCGATTCATGTAATAAATATTTTATATTGTAAATAGTATATGATTAGTTTTTTTTTACAACTAATGGGATTAGTTTCCTATTTGTATAATAATAGAGAAATATTGATATTTACCAATAACCTATTATATAGGATTATATTAAATATCGACCTTAAAAGAATAAAAAATACTTTGAGGGTCTTAATTAAGAATATATTAATTTGTACTTCTAAAAACATTCGGATGATTGAGAATTTCATTTAATCAAAAGAAAGTATGATTTTATCAAAAATTATACTTTTTATGATAGGTTTCGGGTCTTCTTTAACTTTTTTAATGTACTTTTGTTTTTTTGTTTTCAATTTAACTGTTGATCCTTCCAATTGAATATCACATACGAGATTTTTATTCATAATTTTAATTCTTATATATAATATATAGATAGAATTAAAAATGGATGTTAGAAGTTCAATCGAAAAAAAAGATATGGATATCTATTACGATATTCAAATTAAGAACCTTGGAAACGATCAATCATCAGATACACTACAACAATTGTTATTTGATGAAAGAAGGACCAGTTCTATAGTCGATAAGGCTTCAGATTATCAAATGAGCGTTATTAGATTTCAATGTGATACTTATAGTCTACCTGTTTATCTTGCGGAAATTCAACCTGGTTCAACCGATCCAAATGAGATGATACATGACGTAGCCTTAATCTACAGATACTCAACCAATCAAGTCGATGATAGGCACTCCGGTGAAGAGAAACTTGCATGGGTCCCTTCAGACAAAACACAACCAATCCCACCTGCACCAAGTACTCGACCAAGCGGGTTCCAAGTAATTCTACCCTATTATTATGCATATGATTACCCACATTTAATTAGAATTGTTAATGAAGCTCTTGCGAGGGCCTTTCAAGTGTTAAAAAATGATGCATTATTGAATCCTGCTATTTATCCACCAGATTTCCAGTCTTATATGGCACCATTCTTTCAATGGGAATCTGAACGTGGAACGGCTACTCTATACACACGATTAATTTTCAATATTGCAAATTCTGCTCCAAGTTTAACAGAACCACAAATAGAATTGTATTTTAACCCTACACTTTATAGTTTGTTTAATGCTTTACCTATAAATAAGCGCCTATTAATTAACAACTTAAATCTTCCTGTATTTAATTTCCCGTATTATCAGATTATGATAGATAACAACCATGGGGGAAATGTTATACAAGGTCTATTCTCACAGACAAATGAACGCTATATTAAGACGGAAATGGAATATAGTACTGTTAGTGAATTATCACCAATTTCAAGCATTATATTTACATCTTCAACGCTACCGATCGTTGTTAATCAGTTGTCAGAACCAAAACTGACTTATAATAACAATACTGTCCAACTTACAAGACCTGGGAATAATTTTTCAACTATTATCACAGATCTCGTAAACGACGAGGGGTATCGGGGTAGTTTATTGTACACTCCAACGGCCCAGTATAGAATGATCTCACTGACGACAGACATGCCAATACGTCATGTAGATTTACAAGTATACTGGAAACTAAAACAAACCGGTGAGCTAATACCATTCACTCTTGGATCTGGTGGATCTTGTTCGTTGAAACTCGGATTCTTCAAAATTAAATAATATATTATTTGGCTTAAAGAAATAATACCATATAATATATTATAATACAATGCCACGGTTAGACATAGATTACAAAAAGACCAAAATATATAAAATCGTTTCAAAGAACATAAATATAAAAGATTGTTATGTTGGGGCAACAACAGATATAGTTCGAAGAAAATCACAACATAAGAATAGATGTTATGACCAAAAATCAGTGAAATACAATTATAAGGTTTACCAGTTCATTCGTGCTAATGGTGGTTGGAGTGAGTGGGAAATGGTGGTTGTTGAAGTCTTCCCTTGTAACACCGGCGAAGAGAGTCACACACGTGAAAGATATCATTTTGAAGCACTAAGGGCTACATTAAATAGTTGCTTTCCAAATAGAAGCCGTGAAGAATACATGATTGATAATAAGGAACGGCTTATAATATATCAAAAACAATATCATGAGAATAATAAGAAAAAGAGTAAGGTGGTTAGTAAACAGTATCGCATCGACCACAAACAAACAGTAACTTGTAGTTGTGGTTCAATTATTGAAAAACTTAATATAAGTCGTCACGATAAAACAATCAAACATCAAAAATTTATAAAAAACCAATAGAATTAAAATGAAGAAAACTCAGAATCGATTAGATAGGCTCCTTGGTCATACAATATAACCGATGGATACGTCTTTATAATTGTAACCGCTCTTGTATCGAGACTTTTAACTTTTTTTATCTGCTTCTTGTCCATACCAATATATTCCTGTAGTAAATACCGAAGAGATCTTGCCCCAAGCGTTTTTGGGAAAATCGTTATATAGTTGCTTTCATTCAGTATCATTTTTGTTTGTGAACCGGCACAGGCAATGTGAGACATATAGACAACAGAGCAATTTACATGTCTTCCACACTGTAACAACGTGTCTAAGATATGAAAAATTTTATTCTTAATGGGCTTAGAACGTACGGTGTCTATATCATCGAATATAACCATGCTATCTTTAAAATCTGATAATTCAAATGATGTATCAATGAATTTTTGGTCCATTTTAACTCGTTTGACAGCCTTTGATGAAATACTCGGGTCATTTTCGATCAAACTGAAGAGATAAACAGATCTATTTTTATAGATTTTTTTATATTGTTCAATCAAACTATTACAAAAAAAACTCTTGCCAGACCCAGACATGCCACAGATATAATAAACACCCCTTTCCTTGCTACTATCCGGGATCAATTGAATCGATTTAGGCTCCTTTACTGTTATATAATCTTTATCATCCGAATTATTATTTTTTGATAAATAAATTGTTTTATCATTCTTTTCATTCTTAATAACAGTGGCTATGGCGGTCCCATCTTTCTTATAAGACAAATTGTATTTCATCTTAGTATATATAATTTATCTTATATTAAAAATATTTCCTTAAAATTGATTTGATCTTTAATGAACAATTGAACTCTATCATTAACTCGTTTGTTTAACCTATTAACTAACTGTTCTATTGGAAGAATCATCTCTTGTATATCATTTAAATCCATAATATTTTTAATCGAACAATTATACTCACTGGACAGATTATTTTTAATAACATTCAAATTGAATAAAATACTCCCTTTTGTCGGTGTTCTGAAGTTATTTGAAATTACAGATAATAACATATTCAATCCATTAATCTGATAGTTAAGAGCACCAATTGGACTATTTAAAAAGTTTATCAGATTGGTCCGTAGTTGCTTGTTCTTGGTCAATTTCGAGTAAGAATATAACCTTTTAAGGGCTTTGAAAAATTCACCACGAGACATTTTAGTTTGGAATTCTCTTAAAAAAATATTTTCTAGATCACCCTTATTTGGTATTGGTTGGAAATAATAATTAATTGATAATTCAACAAATTTTTTATCAATAATTGAAATTAAATCTAGTTTGATTATTTCCTTTTGTCGGATTGAGTCTACAAAGTTAATTTTAACATCATCTATGTATTGAAAACCAGCCTTGATTGTATCTTTAGTCCATCTAATTGGTTGCCCCTTGTATTTACCACATTTAAAATCAATAACAAACATTTTATCATTATTGATAGCGGAAATATATTTTTTTTGAAATACACTTAATAAATAATCTGATGAATAATTTTCAATTGAAATTTCTTGTAGATCAATATCTAACGGATATTTAATATTTTTATCACAATAAGACCCAATAAAGGTGTAATCCTTTATTCTTAATAGTTTAATGGAATCGTTTATTGAATTGTTCATATAATAATAACATTAGATTATTTTTTTTCTAATTTAATTAATATAGAACAAATGACTGAAAAAAAAGTTTATTGTGGAATTAACAATTTAAAAAAAGGTGAAAAGTTCGGAACTATGGAGGAATGCGCTTTAAAAAAGCAAGTTAGAAGGTATGGTGTTTATAAAGCAGATACAATGATCTTAAAGGCAGTTAATGATTCAAAAAAGAAGGAAAAAAGCAGGAATTCATTAATTTTAGAATATGCAACATTAAATGGTAAGATTTCAAAACTCAAAAAGGCCCTTATTGGAGAAAAATCCAGCGCTAAAAAGAAAATAATAGAAGATCAATTAATCTCAGCAAAAAATAAGTTGAAAAATTTGAATTCTGAGTTAAGAGGCGGACCCAGTAAAGAGTCCCCTAAAGAGACCCCAATCAAGAGGAATTTAAAGGAAGAGTTAGATGTTGCTATTATAAAAAATAAATCAAAAATTGACAGCCAAAAAATGGATTTAAATACTTCATTATCAAAGAGTAACAACGAATACATTGCATCATATCAAAAAAAATTGCCCGGTAAAATCCAAAAAATGAAAAAAATGTTAGATCAAATGGATGAAAATAATGATAAAATTCGAAAATTATCAAAAAGTTCATATTCAAAGAATAAAATGATAGAATTAGTGAATAAAGCCGATGTAGTAGAATCTAAATATAATAAGTTAGCCTATGAGAATTTACTAGAAGAAGGGATTAAATCTTACTATGATATTTTAGTTAATAATCCATTTTTCCAGAATGAAAAGGAAATTAAAATCTTAATGAGTAAGTTGAAGGTTCTATATAAAATAAATATAGAACTTGCTAATAAATACCCAAAAGATAGACATTTTGTAGCATTAAAGCGCTTCCAAAATCATCTTTTCGTTCAAGCACAATCAAAAGAATTTTTTTCCAAGGATAAATTGAAAGGTGGAAGTTTAATGAATAAAAATTTAAGATTGTTTATTCAAGAATCACATAAAAGCGATATGAATGATGTTGGAGACTTTAAAATTGATAAAAGTTTATCTTCTAAGTGGGTTAAAGTGTATTATAACCCAATTAATAAGCAGTGTGTTGTTGTTCATAGAGGATCTTCTGATTCGTCAGATGCTTGGGTTGATACTAAATTATTCTTTCAACAGAAGAACAACGAGCGATTTAAAGTTTCAGAATCGACCCAAAAGAAGGCAGAAAAGAAGTATGGCGCTAAAAATGTAACAACTGTCGGTTCGTCCTTAGGGGGGTACCTTGCGGAAGAATTTGGTGCTAATTCAAAGGAGATTATCACAGTTTCAAAGCCAACTACACCATTAGATATAGTAAAAGGGAAGAAAAAAAGGTCAAACCAATTCGATGTTCGGAATTCAAAGGATGTTATAGCAAGTCTACAGAATTTTCAGAAAAATAAAAATGATATTATTGTCAAAACTGATTCTTTTAATCCACTTACAAATCATATGGGGGATGATGTTTTAAAAGAATTACCAGATAATCTGATGATTGGTAAAGGATTGACTGAATTGGTTAATAAAATGCCAGTTAAAGACCTAAAAGTGGTCATTAAAGCCCTAAGACAAGCACAAAAGCTAGGTCCTAAGGCTTACCCCATAGTTGGGATGAAAAAACCGGACTTGAAAAATATGGTAGTGAAATTATCTGATAAAATGGTTGGTGGTGCATTAAATAACAAAAAAGAGACCTTATGGCAGAAATTGAACTCTAAACTTGCTTATGATGTTGCTTTTCCATTGTTTAATGCATTGATTAAAAAGTTGGAAGGTGGGTCTGTAGGGGGAACCCTTGGTGGGTCTGTAGGTGGTAGCCTTGGTGGTTCTGTGGGTGGTGGTAGTACTTCATTCTTATATAAAATGACCCCTACACAATTAAAAACTGTGTTGAAAATCATGAAAAAGCATAATATTGGGAAATCCAAGGAGTTTAATCTCATGAATAAGTCAAAAGATTCTATGATTGAAATGATTAAGCATGTTAAGGATGGTAAGGTTGGGGGTGGAATCTCTGATAATACGTCCTTCTGGAATGATATAAATGAATCTGTTGCTGTTAATATTGTTTTTCCATTGTTTAAGTTGTTATTTAGTGCTCTTGACTGAATTTTATTAATATAATTATTGTTACAACAATTATATTAAAATTAATCTCCACCAAGGACAATTTCATATTCGGCAACTAAATTAATTTTCCTATTTGCCGAGTTATACAAATAACCAAAAGATATAACTGTTGATATATTGAATAGTTTTATTTTGTCACTTGTTTCAATTAAATGAAAACCTGTTTCATATTTATTTGAATTTAAAACATCATATTTAAATTCTTCTTCGGTGATACCATCAAGAAAAATAATATCTTCTGGGTGGTTGTTCTCAATAACAGTTATCACTTGATCAATGTCTGGAACTATATCTACAACAGTTCTTGTGTTGTTCTTTACAGAAACAATAATATATTCCATTTATACTATATGTTAGATATTAATTTTGAGTCAGTGATGAATTAAAATTATCTTATTTGTTTTATCGGGAATACTATTCCAGATTTCATGGGACTCTTTTTTGAAGATTTAACAAAGTGTAGTAGTATTTATTTATCTGTCTCCTGAATTTCGAGGGTAGGTACAAATAAAACTTTTATTAAAAATTTAACAGAGTGTATTATATTATTATTTTTATTTTTTTATGGGTGGAAAAAGAGATAATATATGAGAAACACATATATTATGAGATATTGTATAAATAGAAATAAATAAAAAGTGGGGAGGTTGGTGACAATCCTGCCCACCTTTTCATAAAGTCATATAGGAAAAATGTTTTCAAAATAGTTTGTGAAAACCTGGGCAAGATTGCCACCAACCTCCCCACTTTTTAATTATTGGATTAAAAAGAAAGTATTTTTTAATAGATTTTTCTTATTAATCTTCATCATCAAAATTATCTTCATTGTTCCTATTGTATGATAAAATAACATTCACTACATCTAAACCACCATTTCGTAGCCGTTCTTTAAATAACAATCTTAAGTTTGGATTCTTGGACACAATATCATTCAACTTTTTTCTATTCATACACCTTTTTTCTTTTTTAGTAAAATTAGAATATAAATCACTCATTCGAAAGTCGTCATATACATCAATCATTCTAATATAATCTTTGTTATTTCCAGTTTTAGTATAGCGCTCATTGAACCAGTTTAAAAAATCATCTGATTCAGATAAATAAGCATCTGATAACTTTGTGATCGATTTAGGAATATTTTTTAAAACATAACCTTCACTTTGAAATATTTTATAATGTTGTAATAACAAATGAAAGAATGTTAACTTATTATTAGTTAAAAATTCCGCTTCTTTATAATAACTGTTAACTTCAAACACATTTTGAGTATCTTTTGGTAGTTTATTAATTTCATCTGTTGTTAAAAACAATGATCTGAATGGGGCTACTATCAGTCTCTTAGAAATAGCATTATCAACGTTATCTAAAGTAGGTATATCGTTACATAAAACGATACTTGTAGAGTGTAAAATCGTTTCTGTGTTCTTACTATACAAACCCCGAGCATTTATCTGTTTACCGCCGGTGAGTTCTTTAATAGTATTATTTTTCAAATTACAATCTTTATTTGGCTCTGAGCATAGAACACATCGTTTTTTATCCATGTTGGCCTTTTCTTGATTAACTCCTGACGAATTATTGCCAGTTAAAACAGTATTTGATTGATAGTAGAAAAAGTCTCGACCAATCGTTTCTTTTAATAAATATGAAATTAATGTGTCTTTACCGTTTCTGCCTTCACCTGTACATATTAATAAGTTCTCAAGAGTGCGTCCACCAATACAACTCGATAATGCTTTTAAAATAAAATCTTGTTCTTCTTTAATTGGCAACACCTTATCTATAAAGTTGTTTAACTCTTCCATTTCATCCTCTTCAACCTCTCTAAAATCATAATCAATGATTAATGATATATGATCTTCTCTTAAACCTTCTCTAAATTTCATTTCTTTCAAATCATAGACACCATTCTTAAATCCAATCAAGTCTGGGTTTAAATCGAAAATATCAATCTTCTTTTTAATTAATAATTTGAACTCTTCGATGATACCTTTTTTTGAAGTATTGTTCCTAAGTTTATTTAACCTTTTTGATACTGTTAAATAAATCTTATAATCATCATTAGTACAATTTTCATAATTCCATTTATTATTTGCGGAAATTTTCAACTTATTAAATAGGAATCGAGAAATAACATTACAAATTTCATCATCTGTTGTATCTCTTGTCCAGTATACCCCGTTCCAAGAATAGATATAATCTCCATAATAAATAAAATTATCCCCTTTAACCTCGTAAAGATAGTCGGCAATGTCAACATCACAAAAATCTCCAGTTAATAGTAAGATTGTGCTATCTGTACTATTAGTTTTTTGAATTGTATTCTTTGATGTGGTTTTAATAACCTTTTTGAACTCATTGTTGATAACTTTGTAAAGGTTCAGATCAGATTCTTTATAAATCTGAACTAATGATCCTATTTTTAGTCCATCTTCAACAACATCCAAAGATTCATATTTCAATTTTACAGCATCAAATGATTCATAGTTTGGCATTTGAAGGCTAATTTCATTGAATAATTCGATTCCAGTATCACCAAGGGAATTTTTAACCAGACAAGCAATTTTAAACCAACTACTGTAATCGCTTTTAACCTTTCGGAAGATTTCGTGCTTTAAACCAATCTTAACCAAGGTTGTTATATTAGAGTCATTGATTTTCATACTTAGATCATGTTTTATTTCACTTTTAACATTCTTAATAGGTGCTTTTAAAGGCTTTTCGACCTCTTTGTTTGTAATATTAAAGTTATTGTATATATCATCAGAGATGGTAGTTATTTTATCCCAATTTTGTATGGTTGTATATTCGACAATTTTATTTTTTCCTGTTGCTTTAGAAGGAGCAATACAGACAGTAGACCCGGTGTTCCCAAATATATCAATAGAGTATACTTTATTGTCAATCTTTAACCTACCATCTACAATATTTTGATGCTTTTTGTTCAATGGATCTAAATGAAATATAAAATGTCTCCCGCCAGATGGGGTAGACTCAGAATAACAATTGTCTTGGAAAATTTCATCATTAAATAGATCAACACCATTTAATTCATTTTCCTTTGGATTATCCAAGTCGATAGCAATAACATGCTTCATATCGGCTCTAATACCAGTTCTAATTCCGGTTAGAAGCATAATACAATTAGTTGTGATTTGCTTTAAAACCCCTTTTATTTCAATATTAATTTTACTACCTATGAACTGTTCACAGTCTTCATAAGATATGTTCTTTGTCTTTGGTGTAATAAATGATTTTCCACCATTATTGTTAACATAGATCTGAGCATTAACAACTGAGTAACCTAAACTATATAAATGTTTGGCTATTTTTAAATGAGATGGTAATAATATTTTTTTATTCAACATAATATCTATTGTATATATATTATAGTGAATATTTCTTTAAGCCTTTTAAACGCGATTTCAACGCAGTTTTTTTATAGTATTATTTTTAATGATATTTTAATTGCGGTTAAAATGATTTAAAAAAATAATGTTATAATAATATTAAATAATGACTGAAATTAAAAAATATTGTTGTCAAACTTGCAAAAGGGATTTTGATAATGCGCGGAAATGCCGCCGATGTTTGGTTGTTCGTGATATATCATTTTTTGAAGAGAATAGGATGAACAAGAAGAAGAAAATTAATGTTTTAAGAACTTTTGCTACTTGTAGGAAGTGTAGGGAAACTGATTCTGTTCTACGAAATAAAAAGAAATTGGATAAGAAAAATATTAATCTAAATTCTGTTTGATGTAGTTAGAGTTGATCACTGACGGGCTTGTACCCATCTCTAAAGCGTCTTTTTTGAGTTCATCTTGTCTTGGTTTGTACTTTGAAGTTAGGTAAACTCTACGCATTTGAGTTGATCCAATATTTTTATTAAATACTGAACTCAATCTCGAGTGAATGAAATCATTGGATTGATATGAGTTCCCATTCTGTTTTAAAAACAACTGACTATGACCAATTTTATTAGGGTAAAACTTGAGATAGATTAATATATATTTCAATAGATCTGTTGGTATATCAATTATTTGGTCTCCATAGATCTTCTTTGTCTTATAATTTTTAAAGATAAATTGCTTTTCATCCAATACCAATAGATTACTATCAGTATTGGATAGTCCATCGGTGTTATTAATAACAAGCATTGATTGATAATCATTTGTTCTTCTAGGTGGTATTAATGTGTATAAAAAGAGTACAAGACCGTTTATTAGACAATCATATTCGTTTGAGTTTAATATTTTTTTTTCATTTAATTTTTGAAATAATTTTTTATACTTGTTAAGTTGAATATTTATTTCCTTTAGGGATAGCCAATTCTTAACAGTTGTTGAACTTGCTGTGTTACTCTTTATTTTACCATTTAACTCTAATAATTGCTTTTTATAAATTAGATAAGTGGACTCTAACTTTGGTGTGCGTTTAATCAGTGATAGTGCCTTACAAATTGATATTAAATAATTTCGCTTTGTTATTAATGACTTTGATGTTAATTTTTCAAATATTTTTTCTGGATCTGAGAGGAAATTTAGGTTTTTTATCTCTTTTTTATTGATTAAGTAAGATAGGTTACCGATGTATACGGCTTTTGTTTTATCTGAGAGTGGAATTTCTTTGAACAGATTATTTAAGAATTTTTGATTCATTCTATATATAATATATGTATAGATTTAATTAAATTAAATTCTATTCTATATTATATAGAAAATGCCGATAGAACTGGGGATCCTAATTGTTACGGGTGTATTATCTGGATTGGATGTAGTTGTTAATCTATTTGGATTTTGCATGACTGGACGATGTAGATCCAGATGCTGTGGTGCTAGCTTTTCTCACCATGAAAATGATGATTCTAGTAGCGATGAAAATGATAGTTAATTTGTTATTTTGACTTAAAGGTTTAACATGATTATTAAATAAGTAATTTTAATCACATGCCGAAGGTTCCGTTAGATTATACAAGGTCTGTGATTTACAAGATCATTTGCCGGGATGTCAATATAAAAGCATTGTATGTAGGTTCTACAACGAATATGGTCAAACGAATAGCTTGTCATAGGTCAGATTGTAAGAACATTAAGTCAAGAAGTTATAATTTACCAGTCTATCGATATATTAGGTCTAAAGGCGGTTTTAACAACTGGATGATGATATTAATTGAGAATTTCCCTTGTAATTCAAAGTATGATAAAGAATTAAGAGAAAGATTTTGGATAGAAAAATTAGATTCGAAATTAAATATTGTTATTCCTACTCGAACTCAAGGAGAGTATCATAAAGTCTACTATAAAAACAACGCAAATGTACTTTCGGATTATCATAAAGTCTACTATAAAAACAACGCAAATGTACTTTCGGATTATCATAAAGTCTACTATAAAAATAATAGACAATCAATAGTGGAAAATCATAAAACCTACTATAAAAACAATAACAACTTTCAGTGTGATTGTGGATCAATCTTTAATAAGTTGAATGAGCAACAACACAACAAAACAACTAAACACCAAGTATTTATAGAGTATCAAAAAGTCCATCCCAGGAACAAACCATTATTGAATTGTAACAGTTGTAATAAAAGATTTCGAACATTCACAAAATCTAAAATCTTTTTTTGCCAAAAATGTAGAAATTAGATTTCACACAATTATAATAAATCTATTTTATTAAATTTATTATAGATTTAACTAAAATTAATCAATCTAAATAATTAAATACTTCCAAGTTATGCAAATTATTAATAATTTACATGAAATGGATTAGTTCAGATAGTTAGATTGTTATGGAATAGTGAAATCTGAATATTTAAATTTATTTAAAAATGATTCAAAACCGTTAAATGTAATCTAACGCGTTTTTAAATTAATACCAAGATTTAAAAACGCAGTAAAGAGATAAATAATTGTGTTTTTATTAAAGAATTAAAACCTTAATAATAATACATATAGTATGTATCCAATGAGTTACGAAGAAAGTAATAATATAGTTAATTCTTATTATACTCACTTAGATCATGATAAGTATAATGACGATTGTGATTATTGTGATTCAAATGATGCTACTAAATTATCAATGTACAGTTCATTCTTAGAAGCATCAAAAAGAGTTATGCTTCATCATTGTATTTTTTACGATTGTGGTTGTAAGGTTTTGACAATGTACCTTCGAGGCGAATACAAAACTTCAAAATACGATAATTACAACTTTGAAAAACAATGTAAGAGGATCGAATATCTTGCATCAAAAAGGGTGGGACACGATTCATTGAATAATATTATTGTAGGAATAGCGCATATAATTGAAGAAGAACAATATTATGGGGAGATTTTTTTAATAATGGAATATTCACTTAAGAATAATAATTATGAATTATTTTTAAGTGAATGTTCTAAATTAAAAAATATTCATTATTGTTATGATTATGTATTTAAACTTACCTTTGAAGCACTTGTGAAGTATAATTTGGACTATGAAGAGTGGTCTAAATTCATAGAATATGTTGTACAGTTAAGTACATTATACAGATTAATAAGAACTGATGATTTAATAACAGATTTTGAGATTGTCGAGTTCGTTAATATTAAAAGTGTTAGGAGACATTAGTATCTAATGCTCACCCATACATCGATCGATAGAGAAATATTAGATCCTTTTGTCCAATATTCGGTCGAGCAACAGTATCTAACGCCATAGAATAATCTAATTTACTGAATCGATCAATTAGTAAATTTATATCTATTTTACTAATTAAATATATCCAAAGATTCCCGACTAAATTGTCAATATCTTTTGTCACAATTTTCCCTATATTCGATCCACCAGATCTAAAAGCAATATCAACAATTTTTTTATCACAATTTAATTTTAAGAATGTAAAGTCATCGTGATTAATGTCATGAATTATCTTTAATCTTAAAACTGGTGTTTTTTTCCAAATTTGAAAGCAACATTTAATTTCTGTTGATGGTTCAAACGCACAAGGTTTTACTGGAATGTCATTAGTATGGATCAAATGAAATTTCATACTTAATCTATTTTGAATACTAAGTCGTTTAAATGTCCTGGGAATTATAAAAGCAATTACATCCGCGTATTCGGATAAATGGTTAAAGAATTTAACAGCAGTTGAACAAGATTTTCCGAATGGGGGATTACCAACCACACAATATTTTTTATTTTTTATTGGAATATATTTAAATAAATCTTTTTTCATAATTCCATCCCCTTTTGGATCCAGATCGATCCCAACTCGCTTGTTAATTGGTAATAAACAATAAAATGATCCGGTACCCGCGCTTGGTTCAAATATGATATCAAAGTTATCTATATTAATATTTTCTAATAGTTTATTATAACAGTCAATAGCAACCGATGGTTTTGTGTAGAATTGATCCAACTTCATCTATAATTAATAGGAATAGATTTTAAATGTTAGCCACAACAATATCAAACCCACCAAATCCAGAGAGACCCGGGACTGGGGTCCGATTACTGGTAACAAGATTATTTAATCCATTAGAAGCAACAGTTGTTATACTTATTGGAACAACATTTCCTGAAATAATATTTCCAACAATCCCACCAGCGCCCGAACCAAAAGTTATACTACCCCCACAAACATTACTATTAATTGTATTGTGGGTACTTTGTCCACTATTTGTTGTGTCTATGTTGATAGACCCAACAACTCTACAACCATCAAGAGTACAATTAGTAAGGGTTCCATTGATGACAAGTGAATCTTCTATCTTGTTATTCCCAAACGCACTACTAGTAAGATTATTTTGAAAATTCACACCAGCATTTATTTTATTTCCAGAGATAGAACCATCAAGAAATTCGTTTGTAAATACCCAACCACTGGTCGATGTATTCCCTGTTATAGATACCCTTAATGATGTAGTAGCAATAGTCAAACTGTTCCCTGGTCCACCATTTAATACATTCCCTGTGATTGTTGTATCTTGAGCAGAATCGAGTAAACTAATAAATGACATAGTATTATTCGAAATAGTTGATTGATTAATAAACCCTGTAATAGTGATGTTTCCAAATGTATTGCCACCTATAGTACTATCTTCAAAGAACCCACCAAAAAGAATAGTTCCTAATCCAACTGGACCACCATTAAACCCATTTATTCTATTGTTAGAAACGCTACCATCATTAAAATCTCCAGTAAGAACCCAACTTGTATTTCCTACATTGGATGTGATAACAACTCTATTAGATGTACCAGCTATCACCATAGATGAGTTAGTTGTTAATAATAAAGTATTCCCCGTGATTTGAGTGTCTGTCACATTAGATTCCAAACTCAACAAATTACTTGTATTAGAAGATATACTTGATGATAAAACTACACCAGAAACAACAATACTCCCTTCGATTGTATTGTTACCCATTGTGCTATCGTTAAATGTTCCATTAAAAACAACACTCCCGGTTCCAGCACCTAATGAAACTCTATTATCAGTAATAGATCCATTATTAAAATTACCAACAAAACGCCATATATTCAATCCAGTATTAGATGATATAACTATGCCGTTGCATGCTCCGTTGACTGTCAGAGTTGGTAAATTTGGATTAACTAAATTATTATCAGTAAATTTTGAATTATTTAAGTCAAGTTGAAAGATAACTCGACTTGCAATATTTGATGATATAATTGAGTTATTAACCTCCAAACCAAAAAATACTAAACCAACTCGAGAATTTGTTATTGTTGACACATTAACAGTCCCATTAAAAGATAAAATACTAAAACTGGATCCCATTCGATTCCCGTCAATCATTCCGTTACTGAAATTACCGCCGAAGTTCCAGTTACCATCCGATGAGTTTGATGCGTAATTACAATCAGAACTTGTCCCAGTTACTGTAAATGTACCAGTCTGAGTATTACCAATAACTCTAGAATGGTCCATATTCCCCGAAAATAAAAATGAGTTTAAAGTATTTGATGAAACAACAGAATCATTTACATCTAAACTAAAAGTGATATTACCCGAAACAATGTTATTGCTAGTTATACCATCATTTACAGCCCCAGAAAGAGTGATGGATGTACAATGATTGCCTATAATTGAAGACTCTGTATTGGATACAGCAGTTAAGTTTAATCCAATAACATTGTTTGAAATAACAGAATTAATTAAACTGTTTAAGAATAGACCACCAGCAATACAATTGTTTGTAATTTTTAATACTGTCATCGCACCTGTTATTGTTAAATTAGAACTTAATATATTTCCTTTTATCACTGATTCTATAATAGTATTATTCAATGTTATATAATCTACTGTGTTATTCGTCATATTCAACTTAGTAGAGGCAGAATCAATAACTATACCATCAATAGCAACTCTAGAGAATGTATTGTTTGATACATGAGTATTTGATAACAAAGGAGATGATATTATTATAATTCCAGATTGAAATATATTGTTGTTAATAGTTGCATTATTACATACAGATCCAGATATTGTTAAATTAGTAGGAATGGTTTTACCAATACTATTATTTGAAAAGATTAAACTATTAGTCCCCAAAATAGATATTTCAGCGCTATTTTCAAATACATTGTTGGTTATAATAGCAGATTTAGCCGCGCCCAAATCACTATCTAATCGAGATGGGACATTGAATACACAACCTTTGATTATAAGAGAATTATTAAACGCATCAAAATCGTGACGTGTTCCACCATCGAATAAACAATTAGTGAATTTAGATGCTCCACCAACCATACTATTAATACCTGACCCGGTTAATTGAGTTGATTGAACAATCAATTCAGAGTTTAAACCAGATCTTAGACTTTGGTTATTTTGAAGAATTATTTGAGAAGAAGTAAGTCCTGAAACGAAATTTGTGGTTGATCCTGACCCTTCAATATCAAGTAAAGTATTGTTACCAATGAACCAATCGGCTCCACCAGCGATAGTATTGGATACTGTTACACCTGGTACGAGTTCTAATCGTACATGAGGGCACGTAATACTGAGATCCAGTTGTAAGGTCTCAACAACATCAGTTATTATTCTCATATTACATTTCATATCGAGTACAGCATCATAAACAGTTGGATAGTCAGCATCTACTGTACCAACTGTTACTAAACCCACTCTTGGTACAACGGACAGATCTACTTCGGTTATATTATCTGTTATAATTACTGATCCATCAACTGAAGTTAATGATTTTATATTACCATTATCAACAAGTGATACCCCAGATCCAACAGAACTAATATCCCCACTTGAAAAATTACTCAAAAAAAAAATTTGAGTTTTTAGATCAGAAGGGACGGAAGCAATGTTTCGGACAAATATTCGTCCATATCTTGCAGTAATTGGTACAGTAATTGATATTTCGATACCAGCCAGTGATTGAAAGGTATCTATAGCAATTACTTCATATTGGGTATCTACAGCCCATTCAAAGCCGAAATCGGTATCTTCAGTGCAATATATAGTGAATTTAAGGGCTCCTACATCACCGAAGAATAGAAATGGTGGTTCATACTCTGTAAATCCAAATACAGGATCATTTTTAAAATATGGTAAGACTTCACCGGGCATTTATAGTTATATAGTATATGTTCAGAAAATAATTTTATTTTATTATTCTACTCATGTAAAAGCATGTTAAAGATCGCTTTTACAAAAGTAGAAAATTAATAGAGTAAATAGTAAGAAAAACGCAGTTAAATTGTCTTTAAAAAATAGTTCACGGCGCTAGAATGCAAAATGGCGCTAAAATGCCCAACATTTGGCAAACTATTTTGAATTCATTTTTCCTATATGAGTTTGTGAAATGTTGGGCATTTTAGCGCCATTTTGCATTCTAGCGCCGTATCTTTTATTTCTTCTATTTATACAATATCTCATAATATATGTGTTTCTCATATATTATCTCTTTTTTCCACCCATAAAAAAATAAAAATAATAATTATACTACACTCTGTTAATTTCAAAAAAATGAGAAATGAAAAAAAGGATCTATTAAAAACGCAGTAATTAATGAGTTTAATTGAAAAGTGGGGAGGTTGGTGGCAATCTTGCCCAGCTTTTCACAAACTATTTTGAAAACATTTTTCCTATATGACTTTATGAAAAGGTGGGCAGGATTGCCACCAACCCCCCCACTTTTTATTTATTTCTATTTATACAATATCTCATAATGTATGTGTTTCTCTATATATTATCTCTTTTTCCACCCATAAAAAAACAAAAATAATAACATAATACACTCTGTTAAATCTTCCAAAAAAATATTTAATTATTATTTCAATCCATATTATATATGACAATAACATTCAACCTTAACAACTATAAGGCTAGATTGAACAAACCAAACAAGAAAGTACTCAACAAAGAGATTAATGAAGCATTAACTGATAGTGATCTCACTGATATCCTTGGAAGTTCAACTCGAAATAATATTGTTAAATATTCAGAACTCAACCAATACAATTCTTTAGACGAATTATTACCAAAGAAAAAATCATATAAGATAATTTTAATTGAAGATTCTTTTAATAGCGGTCATTGGGTTGTAATAACAAGACTAAATAATGTTATAACCTATTTCAATTCTTATGGCAACTTTCCAAGTGAAGAACTAAATTATATCAGTAAAGGTAAGAATAATCAACTCGGTCAATCGAACAAAATATTAAACAAACTATTGGAACAAGGATTAAAACAAGGCTATCAAATACAATATAATAAAAAACAATTTCAAGCCCTTAAACCAGGGGTCAACACTTGCGGTAAACATTGCTTATTATTTATCATAATGAATCAAAAATTCGATTATGATTTAACTCATTATATAGAATTCATGAATAATCTTGTTAAATACTTTAAATTGACCTCGGACCAAGTTGTTAGTTTAATAATTGATAAATAATAATAAAAAAATTATTTTCTATATTATAGTATATATACGATGAGTGATTTCAAGCCAATCCTAGTTAGAGATTCGAGATTAAACGATATTACTTCACAAGTAGAAATAGCAATGCCTCAAGGGGCTGAAAGATCGACCTTTCAACGGTTCTCTGCGAGTTCTTCTTCAACTTCAAACATGTCATTCAATATTCAACCCCCCAGTCAATCTACCGCTGTAGATAGGAATGTTATGATTCGATCAACTGTGAATTCTGTATTAAGAATTACTAATGTTCCCGTTGGTGTTGATGCGTTCCCTTATGGTGATAGATTGTCTTTTCAAGCATTTCCATTAAATAGTATTTTTGTTAACTCAACCGCTACTATTAATGACAATTCCGTTTCAGTTAATGCTTCTGATATCATCTCTCCACTTTTAAACATGATGGACACTGATGAACTAGCCAAATGGAAGGGGTCTACGCCATATCTCTTGGATAGGTTCCAGAATCTCAGTGATTGTTCTGGAAAACTTAATAATCCTATGGGGGCTTATGGGACAAGTTCGTTCGATCAACATGATATTCCAAGGGGATGTCATCCTCTTGAATCGGTTAATGTTGTTCATACTATTCAAGCCGGTGGTAGCGATGCTTCAACTATTTCGACAAACTTATTGGATACGTGGGTCATTAATGTTTCCGCAACCTTTTGTGAACCATTGCTTTGTAGTCCATATCTCTTCCATTCTCGCTACAATGAAGCCGCGCTTCTTGGCGTTTCAAGAATGAACTTTGTTTTTACAATTGACTCCCAATTAAAAAAATTCTACTCTTGTGGATATGAATCTACTTCTAATGTGCAAATTTCCGCTGAATTAGATCAAATCACTCCATTCACAAATCCAGAGATTCTATTAAACTTTCTTACAACTCAAAGAACCAACTTAATTAATCCTAAAAATGTTCTTCCTTATTGTAATATTGTTAATCAGTCTACGGCTGCGGCTAATACACCAGTAATGCTCCCTGGAGATATCCGTGAGATTAGTTTAAATAACATTACGTTAGATCAAATTCCCGGGAAAATTGTAATCGTTGCTAGAAAGGCAATGAGTGCTCAAAGAATTACTGATGCTAACTCTTACTGTGTTATCCAAAGAGTGGCGATTGGTTGGTCCAATAATCAAGGTATTCTATCTGGTGCTACCATGCAAGATTTATGGAGAACATCTGTCGCTAATGGATCTAAACAGAGTTGGTATGAGTTCTCGGGTTTAGTGAACCTTAAACAAGTTCCCACCCTTCTAGGACCTGTCTATTCTAATAGTCCATTATCCACCACTGGATCAGTTCTTGTACTCGATCCAAGTAGGGATTTTAGTCTTCCTGCATATGTAACCAACGGATCTCTTGGAAATTATCAACTCCAAATTGTCCTTACTGTTAAGAATATTTCAACTCAAACATTCGCTCCCGAGATGTCAGTAATTACATTCAATGATGGAATTTTTGTTACAGATTCTGGCTCAAGTTCGGTATCAACTGGTCTTTTGAACCAAGCTCTTGTTGTTGATGCTTCAACTAACCAAGGTCAAAGCGCATTGTCTTCTAACGTTTACTCAAGACTTCGAGGTGGCGCTATTTCTGACCAAATAGCGAGCGCTTTAAAACACTTACCAATGGTTAGAAAGGTGAGTAAGGAAGGATCCGCTCGATCTGGTGGTGCTCGATCTGGTGGATATAAATCTTATGAAAATAAGTTAGATTCACTTCTTATGTAAAAAATAATTTTTATTTTCTATTGTATATAATATATATAATAGATGTCCTTGACTTATGATTATGATTATACTCGACAACTTGTTAACAAACTTCATCGATATGATAACGATAATAATTATTTGGATGATATGAAGGGTGGAAATCTTGTTTTAGATTATAATAAAGGTGGTAAAAAAGCGGATAAACTAACTTTAGATATGAAAAGCCAGATGTTATATGATACTGGTAATTATACCAAATTAGAAGCAATGATGAAGTCAAAAAGCCCGGTTAAACCATCTATGGGTGGGGGTTATATGACTAATGACCTTGTTAACGAACTCGTGGGTAAGTTAAAGGGGGGGAGCTCATTAACATTTGCACAAGTTAAAAAGGTAGCAAGTCCAATTTTAAAAAAAGCATTAACCGCTGGATTAGATATTGGGGCTGCCCCGTTAGGCGCTGCTGTAGCGACTGCATTGGGTGGGCCAGAGATGGCACCAGTCGGTGCTATGGTTGGTAAGGTTGCCCGAGAAATGGTTAAAAAACAAACTGGCTATGGGCTAAAGGACTGTTCTTGTGAGTTGTCAAAGAAGATTAAAAGGAGTTGTATGAAAGGTGGGTCTTTGAAATTCAACTTTGCGAAAATTAAACAAATATCAACACCTATTTTAAAAAAAGCAATATCAAAAGGGTTGGATATCGGCGCCCCGGCTCTGGGTGGACTTGTTGCTGAACAACTCGGGGGAGATAAAGAGATAGGAAGAATGGTCGGTAAAGTAGCGCGGGAGTTAGTTAAAGACCTAAGTGGGTATGGTGATAATGATGTTGGTGTTTATACTGGTGGAAATATTTATTAAAATAATATATATATAACTATAGTATATACAGAATGGAATCTAATAGTGATCTTTCGTATGGATCGTTAGAGAACCTAGCAAAGAGAAGAATTAATGAATTTTATAGACAAAATACCTATAATAGAATAGATGATAGCCGACAACCACTTGATATTAATATATCTGACTCTCAGAATCAAGATAAGTATTTAGAGGTCTATGACAAGTATGATATAAATCTTCAAATTTTATTGGATATATTTCCAAATCTTGTTGAAGATTTAAAGGCTAGTTTGGAAGACCTAGTTGAAAGAAATGCAAATATTATCATACAAGAGCCCGAAGACTTAAAAGATTTGGATGTTTCAAATCATTGGACAGATGATATTAAGAAAAAATTAGATCAAGATATCCATAATAGTAGGTTGAATCGACTTAACATGATTATAAATAAACCAACTGGAAAGATCATTAGTAATTCATTGATGTTAAAATTAGTTGAAGTTTCTACTAAAGCAATCCAACAAGGGAAACATCTCTTTAGGTTTAGTGAAAAAATGTTATCAGTACACGATATGACTGA